CAAAGGTGCAATTGCAATTGCCGCTGGAGAAGCAAAAGAACTTCGTATGGGCAATTTAGATGCACGAAGAGATTGGGGACACGCAAAAGATTATGTCCGCGCAATGTGGATGATGTTGCAACAAGATAAACCAGATGATTATGTGTGTGCTACTGGAGTCTCACACAGTGTTCGTGATTGTTGTGAAGTTGTCTTTAATAAATTTGGATTGGATTACAACGATTATGTTGTGTTGGATAAAAAGTATTTGCGACCAGAAGAACTTCATGATTTGAAAGGTGATTCAAGTAAACTTCGTGATGCCATCGGATGGATTCCAGAATATACTTTTGAAACTTTAATGGATGATATGGTTGTAAGTGATGAAAACTACAGTAAGGCATTTAAAGATGTCCACACACCATATGATGCGGTGAGATAAAAATGAACGAATATTTATGGGTTGAAAAATATCGACCACAAACAATAGAAGAATGTGTTCTGCCACAGAGTATCAAAGATACTTTTCAACAAATGGTTGATGCAGGCGAGTCGCAGAACTTACTTTTGTCTGGAAGTGCAGGCTGTGGTAAAACCACAATCGCTAAAGCATTGTGTAATGAATTAAACACAGACTTTATTATGATTAACTGTTCGGAAGATGGCAACATTGACACTCTCCGAACAAAAATTCGGAACTTTGCTAGTACGGTTTCTATTACAGGCGCAAAGAAAGTTGTTATTCTCGATGAGTTTGATTACAGCAATGCACAATCTACACAACCTGCATTGCGTGGTTTCGTTGAAGAATTCAGTAATAACTGCCGATTTATTCTCACTTGCAATTTCAAGAATAGAATTATTGAACCAATTCATTCTCGTTGTACATGTATTCCATTTACAATTCCAAAGGGTGAAAAACCAAAACTTGCTTCTCAGTTTATGGACAGAGCAAAATGGTTACTTGAACAAGAAGGAATTGGATATGATGAAAAGGTAGTTGCAGAATTAATAATGAAATATTTTCCCGATTTCAGGAGAGTAATAAACGAGTTACAAAGGTATTCGGTTGCGGGTTCAATTGATGTAGGCATTCTAAGCACAATAGGCGATATAAACATTAAAGATTTGATTTCCTTTATGAAGAATAAAGACTTTACAAATGCACGAAAATGGGCAGTCGAAAACCTAGATAATTCTCCTACCGAACTTTTCAAAAAAATATATGATGGACTGCATGAAGGATTAACTTCTTCATCTATTCCACAGGCAATTTTAATATTGGCAGAATATCAATACAAGTCTGCATTCGTAGCAGACCAAGAAATTAATTTAGTGGCATGTATTGTCGAACTTATGATGGGATGTGAATTTAAATGAGCGAATTTAGACCAATTGGAAAGTGGATTTCAGTCACGACATCATTAAGGTCAGAAAAAACTACGGAGGCCGGTATTGTATACAAAGAAGAAATTCAAAGTAATTTATATACATGGAGTGATGTGGTAGCAGTTGGCTGTGATGTTGTGGAGGATGTTCAACCGGGTGATAGGGTATATTGGAAGTTAGGAAGCAACAAAGGGTCTTTTTATGAAAAGGGCGATGTCGTGTATGATTTAGTAAATGTTGATGATATTGAAGTGATAGACCGTGATGAAACTAAGTGATTATTTAAATGCCATAAACCATTCAAAGAAACCTTTGATGGATACTGAAGATGAACAAGTGGAGAAAGAATATTCTCCATTTATAATAAATCGGTGTTTGTCGTATTTTATTGATACGGTTTTATATTCTAATATGATGAATCAACACGCACACCTTTCTTCAAAAATGCAGTTTAATTATCTTTCTGGTTCTATCCGAAAGAGGAAACGATTCAGCAAATGGCTCAAAAAAGAGATGTCTGATGATATAGAGATTATTAAAGAGATGTACAATTATTCAGACTCTAAAGCAAAAGAAGTGGTAGAATTATTCACTTCAGAACAAATAAAAGAAATCGATGAATACCTTCATGGCGATGGTGTAAGGAAGTAAAACCATATATAAAAGGTAAACTTACACATGAGTAAAGGATTATTATGGAATATGATGATGATATTTTTCAAGGATTGGGTGTAGAGATAAAATTGGCTTCTGAAGATGATTTCTTAAAGGTAAGAGAAACACTTACAAGAATGGGAGTATCTGCAAGAAAAGAAAAGAAACTATACCAATCGTGTCACATTCTCCACAAGAGGGGAAGGTATGCAATTATGCATTTTAAAGAGTTATTTGAGTTGGACGGATTAGAATCTAATATTTCAGATAATGATATTGGAAGACGAAATGCAATTTCTGTATTATTAGATGAATGGGAACTTTGTAAAATAGTAGAATCAATTGAAGATGATGAACCAATCGCAAGCATTGCACAAATAAAGATTATTTCTTATAAAGATAAAGATGATTGGGAACTAATACCCAAGTATCATATAGGTAATAGTTAGAATGAAAGTTATATATTATGAAAACCCATTTAATAAGTTTCTATAGCGATATAGATGGTAGAACATACTACAGTGACCATGCTACTCGTTTGACTAGTCAGTGTGATTCTTTAAACATTCCATATGATATTAGGGAGAAAGAATCTCTAGGTTCTTATCAATTGAATTGTTTGAGTAAACCCCAATTTATTTTAGACATGTTGGAAGAAATGCAACAGCCATTATTATGGATGGACATTGATAGCGAAATCCACAAAACTCTAGACATTTTTGATAAGTTTCAAACCATACATCCAATTTCAAAAGAAAGAATTGATATGGTGGTCGCAACCGCTAATGGGAGACTTTCTGGAATGAAAGCATCACCTTTGTGGTTTAATACTACAGATAAAGCAAAAGAATTTATAAGAGCGTGGATTGATACAACAAAAGATATTCTTGAAAATAAAGTAGGTGTGTTCGACCATGAACCATTGTTCACTTTAATTCCCATGTTCATTGAAAAAATGAATATAAACTTTGTAGGTCCAGAATATTGTATATGGCCAGGACACACTAATGAAAATACTTACATCACAATGGGACTTGCAGACGCGGAATCAAAGAAAGAATCTTTGAGAAGTTTAGGCATGGCAGAAGATTTGATAGAGTGGCAAACACCAGGGAATATAAAATGAAAATTCAAGGAATAGGATTACCATTTAGTTATCACCAATCTTCTTGTTCTTGTAGAAAACCAAAGAACTTTGAATGGACAGAGGAAGAATCAGATATTGAGGTTTGGGTGGATATGGCAATACCCAGTGCTATTGGTGTTCCAAAACCAGATGGTAAAAAAAGATATGCATGGATTTGCGAATCAAGAGCCATTGTTCCTTTATTAAGAAAAGCATTTGAACAAGAAGATTTGTTTAATGATATTGTAGATTCATACGATGCTATATTTACCTGTGAAAAGGAATTGGTAGATAAACATGAAAAGATTCATTTTTGTTTTGTCGGGAGCAATCTTCCGTGGACAAAGGAAGAGAATTATGGAATATATGATAAACAACACTTTGTATCAACTTCATTTTGTTCTTCTTCTAAAAAACTGTGTGAGGGGCATATGCTTCGTCATGACTTACTTGAAGAAATAAGGTATTCTTTGATACGCGCCGGAACGCAAAAAATTGATACTTTTGGTAACATAGTAGGAAACCCTGTTGGTTCTGTAGAGATTTCTCTTCCTGGACGATACCCATTAGAATCTCAAGATTGGCACGACAAATCTGAATTTTTATACAACTATATGTTTTCGGTTATAATGGAAAACGATAAATACGACACATATTTTACAGAAAAAATAACTGATTGTTTTGCAACAGGAACTATTCCTTTATATTATGGCACTAAGGACATTGGAAAATATTTTAATACTGATGGAATTATTATGCTTCATGGCACTCCAAAACAAATGCAATCAACTATTGACCAGGTAAGCGTTTCTATGTACGAGCAAAGAATAGATGCAATTAAGGACAATTTAGAAAGAGTAAAAAATTTACAAATGGCAGATGATATGTTGTTCGATAAAATACAGGAATTAAATTCATGAATTATATTACATTTACAACTTCTGGTTCTTTACAACTGTGTAAGAATTTTATTATTAGTTTGAAAAAATTGAATATGGAAGAAAGTATTACCGTGTATTGTTTAGACCAAGAATCCCTTTCAGAAATCAGTAAATTCAAATGTAAAACAAAGTTTTTTGATATCGATGGAGTTAGAGAGGGGTTTCATAATTACGGAGAACGAGATTTTAGAAGAGTAACAGAAGCAAAGGTACAGATAATACTCAATGAATTGCAAGATAAAGAATCTTTGGTATACACAGACTGCGATGTTGTATTCAAAGAAGACCCAACAGGATTTATTGAGTTTTCTAATGCACAAACACCAAAATTTCCGGCCGAAACCCCCGCTCCAGAAATTATTTTTGCTTCCGATGATCCTTTTATGCCAATATGTACGGGATTTATGCACATTAGAAATACAGAAAATGTGCATAAATTATTTAAAAAATATTTTGAGAGGAGTAAGTGGTACGGAAAAATGGAAAGCAAATGTATGTA